TTTTAGCAATTTGGTGAACTACTTCTGACTTACCAATACCAGGGCCACCCCATAAAAATATTGGTCTCTTAATCTTCAGTGCGTGTAATATACTCGCCTTTGCTTTATTAGGCGAAAGTTGTCTAGTTGTTAATCCAGACTCTTGTGTGCTTTTCTTAGGCATATTGTTTTGTACTCCTTAATAAATTGTTGTTATAGTTTAATAATATATTCAAGTACCAAAAAAGTCAACCAGAAAGATTGGGCAAAAACGTCAATGATTATGCGGTTAATTTAGCCTGTGGATAACTATTCCACAGTTTCTATGCGTGAAATTGCCTTATTGAGACCGTATTTTCTGATATCTCCAGAAAATAACATCAATTCCATTGCTTTCTTTTCGTTGGTCACAATCACACCATCGTCTGCTAGATAGTATGGACAATCAATATACTTGTCTAAGAATATGATAGTTTGGGTGGTTAGGTTGAAATCGTTTGGAAAAGGCACGTCATAAGTTTGAACCTGTAATTTTTCTTTTAAGAATGTTATACCATCATCAGTAAGTCTTAAACCACCAGTGGCTTTACTTCTACTATTTTTCCACCACATAGGCATATACTCTTTTAGGGTATTTTCACCAATTGAGATGTTGGCTTGTTTTAGGAAGATTTTAGTGTAGGTTTCTTTCCAATTCATTTTTCACTGACAGTTTCACCCTGTGTCAATTTGACCACCGTGAACTCTTCAGTGTTGAATAATGTGTTCAATTTTTTGGCTAGATTGAAGGCGTGTCCAGGGTTTGAAAAACTTACCTTTTTGTATTTAGGTCCTGGGTAGTTATTAAGCAAATTAGCGGACTTAAGGTTAAATGCTTTACCTTTGTAAAACACTGCCCATATGCCTTCAGCCGCTAGGATCTGTTCAGACTTGTAGTCTTTCTTGTTTGTGTACTCTAAAAGCACTGTTGGTTTAGGTCTACTCATACGTTTCTTATATATGAGTATTTATCAGTTTTTAGGTTGTACTATAACTTACCGCCGTCTACTTTAACTTCTACGGTGTCCTGTTCTGCCGATTTACGGCTCATTAGTGCTTCATAATCGCCTGTTAGACGGGCAAGTATTGTGGCAAGTGCATATGTGAGTTGCTTTGCTTGTTGAATAGGAATTCGCACTTCTTTTTGATTGCTCATATCAGCACCCTTCACTTGCTGAATGAATTGTTGTACACTGCTGGTATTAATCGGTTCGTTTGTTTGCATTGGCTAACTCCGTTTTCATTTCTAGCACTGTTCTAAAAGGACCTTTGAAAGGGTATCGTTCCAGTGTCAATAATTTAGGGCAATAACTTCTTACCCAGCCTTTTTCAAACTTTATAATGTAGTACCCTGCACAATATAAACTTTTTGATTTTTTACTCTTGTTAAAAAGAGGTAATTTTCTTTTTACATCGAATACCATATTAAATGGTTTGAACTTGCTAGGATAATCGTACACATCATTATCAGTGTTCTCTTCTTTTATTTCTGGAGCACTTAAGGTTGTACCCCAAAACCAATCTCCCGTAAAACTTTCTTCTAGTTGTGATTGATTATCGTATAGTCTAGTTCCTTGTTCGCAACTAAACATATAACGTCTATCTTCTTGTTTACAAATAGTTCCTATTTTTTGACCATTAGATTCTAATATCCAGAATCTATTTTCTAATATAGGCTTTGCATACAATTTTAGTTTTGTCATGCTGTTACCTCACTTGGTTTGTATTTTGCATTTAATGGCTCTGCATAACTCTGAGGATATTCTGCAATCTTCTGCAGATCCCATTTTGCACAAAATTTAATTAATTTCAATCCTACCTGTTCAATCTGTTTAGTATTTGCACTGCCAATTGTTTCTTTTATCTTCTTTTTAATTTCCTCTGGTTGTGCAGACAAATCACATAGTGTCACATTTCTTTGATAGTCATCAATAACTCTGTGTTCAAAACCTTCGTGGTCTACCCAACGTTGCAACATCATATTGTTCCAACTATAACCTTTTGAGTTTCTATCAGCAAAGGCTTCTTGCAATCCAACTTTTGTTTTTGTTCCTTTTGTACGCACACCTGGATATGCAGAAAACACGTTGTCTGAACTGTCACCTCTCATGCATTTTTCAAATAAAAGCCACTGTGGGTTTGGAGCAGGTTTTTCCTCGCCTGTTTTCTTGTCTATGACCCTATTGCCTTTTGCATCAAAGTAACCATCATGTGTTATCATTACTTCTTGAACACCATTGTATTGTGCAACATTAGGCGCAATTAATTGGGCAAAGTCCCCATCTGTACTAATAATAAAATGATTATCATTTGGATGTGCTTGTACCCAACCTGCAATCAAATCATCTGCTTCTAACACATCATTTCTTAAGACTGTGCAATTTGTTTTCTGATCTATGAAATCTTTGAAATTATCAAATGTTTCCCAAAACACTTCATCTTCTTCTACTTCTTTTTCTGTTCTGGCATCTCTGGCATTCTTTCTGTTTCTTTTGTAAGGTTCATAAAAGTCTTTACGCCAACTTCTACCTTCCAAACAAAAAACCACGTGATCTCCTTTGAAATCCTGCCATACTTTTCTAATACTATTAAAGGTAATATGCAACGCCATACCTATCTTGCTGTCTAGATCGCTCTGTATAGCGAACTTGGATCTAAAGAAAGTGTTTGCAGTATCAACCAAAATATAGTTCATTAATCAATATCAATCCTTACTATGTGTTTTCTTAGTTCCTTTACAAAGAATTCCAACTTATCAATCATTGAAATCAAGTCTTTATCTGTAATATATCGACTTCGCTCTCTCAATTTGTCATACTCTCTTAATGATATTTGCACCATGGGAGAAAGATCTCTACTTGCCTCGTTTTCCATTGTTGCATCTAGTCCTCTTTGTTTTTCATCTGAGTCTGTCATTTTATCTCCTTAACTAATTTCTGACTTGTCTTTACCAATATCTTTGACATTGATATATCCAGCACCTCTTGTTGGATCAAGTCCTTCTTCTTTAAGAATGTTACTTGCAATAGTTTTAAACCATTGATCAACAATCTGTTCATTTGTTTCGCCTTTATAGCCTGCATCTAAAAGTTTTTCAATAAATTCATTGTTCCAATCTAGTTCAAAAAATCCATTCCTAATATTATCTTCATTTATTTTTGTATCCAGCACAGCCACCCAAGGTTCACCATTTTTAGTTGCTTCTTCTTTTTCTTTCATCAAAGCCTCTAATTTAGCACTTGGAGTTTCTTTAGTCTCTTCTTTATTGAAGATCCCTTTTACTTTTTTAATCACGTCCATTATTTTTTCTCCATTTCATTTTATTAATTTCCTCAAGTCCCCCAGGCGTTTCCGAATATGTCGACATGGAGTCTTGGAGTGTATCTCCATCCTCTTGCCATTGCCAATTCTGCGACCTTCTTTGTGTTGAGTTTGTACTCTTCTGATCTTCCTCCCAATGGCATGATATAAACGGGAACGTCGATTCCCGCCTGATTGTATTCGGCAACTGCCTTTCCAACTTCATTAACATCGGTTGTATCAGCAACCACAAATTTAAAATACATTTTACTGTTAGGAATCCTATAATAAGAAAGAGCAATTTCAGGTTTGATAGCAGTGTGCCAAGGTTCACCTGATACGGAAAGTTTCGGAGAGCAACTCCAAGTGACTTCGAATCTGTTTTGTTTTCTGAGATAGTCCTCAAAATCCTTGTGTAAAGTCTGCGTTGTATTTGTTTCGAAAGTAACATTTTTCAAATCCTTCATTCTAGGATGTTCAAATAAGTCTACATAAAACCTTTGCCATCCCAACAAAGGCTCACCTCCAGTAAGTATAAAATGCACATCTTGTCCATTTGCCATTGTCCACTTACGTTCAGGAGTTAATGATAACACATGATCCACCACTTCGTCAATCGTTTTATCCATCATATATTTTTTGAATTCTGGATAGATACTGGCATAAGTGTCGCAACCTGTATGCACAATTGGCAGTTCTTCAAAAGTCTTAACTTTTTCGGTTATGCCTTCATCCAATAACTTTTTGACTTCTGGATTATATTTGATACCTTGCTTTAGTTTTTCTGCTCTATTTGGATGTCTTTCCAATCCAAAATTCATACATCTAAAGTTACAACCAAATGTTCGCAAGAACACAGAAGGCACACCTACAAAACGTCCTTCACCTTGTACAGAATAAAATGCTTCACTGTACCTTAATCTTTGATTGTGTAATCTACTGACCATGACCTTTCATACTCAAACAGACATCATAAAACTCTTTTTTCAACGGAGCGTGTTTATCAAATGCGCCAAGTAAAATTGCAGTTGTCATATCTGATTCATGTTCTCTCACTCCTCTTTGTGTCATGCAATGATGTTCTGCTTTTATCAACACAGCCACATTTGGAGTTTTTGCGTATTTTTGTAATGCTTCTGCAATCTGCGTAGTCATCTCTTCTTGTATCTGAGGACGTTCTGCAATATGATGAACTATTCTATTAAATTTAGATAATCCTATTACTTCTTGTTCTGGCAGTATACCTACCCAACATTTTCCTACAATATTCTGAAAATGGTGAGCACAAGTTGATCTAACACTTATAGGACCACTTGTATATAAACTTCTATATCCCATATTAGGAAAAGAAGTGACCTTAGGTGGATTTACAAATCTACCAGCAAAGATTTCTTGGATATACATCTTAGCCACACGTCTTGCAGTTTCTTTTGTGTTGTGATCATTTTCAGTATCTATTACTAGAGCGTCTAGCACACCTGAAAAAGAATCTTCAACTTCTTTTTGTAGTTCTTCTATTTCGCCTTTTTCGATATAATCAGCAATGTTATCATTACTGTGAAATCGCACTTCTTTTTCCTTAAGCCTTTGCCTAATCTTTTCTGATGTTTTCATTTAATCCTTCTTAATAATTTTTTCTAAAACCTCTATTTGCTCCACATATTTGCCAATGTGATTGATCTCTTTACCAATGCTTTCAAGGATGTCAGTATGTTCACCAACTCCAACTGCATTTTTCATATAGACTTCAACATTTGTTTTATGCTTTGCAATCTGACCTTCTGCGTGTTTTACCAGAGCGTCAAATATCATTTGTCTAGTTGCCATTGTATTTCCTCCTAGTTGTTATATTAACAAATTTTAGCCAATTTGTCAACGATTTGCTTGTACACAATTTGGTTTCCTTCTTCCGTATAATGGTTAATATTGCCACGATATTTTGGCCAAGTTTTACTCAAATCCAAAATATGATCTTCTGTGGCATAAAAATTGCTGATCTCAAAATGATCAACTGCCAAATATGGAATAGGTATAAACTTTTTAATTTTCTCCCTTATCATATTATAGATGTCTACTTGATATTCGTCATCATAGTGATGCCAAAACCAATTTTTGGCAGTTTTTAATCTGGGATTAAACCAATCAAATCTTTTTTCCAAATCCGAATATATCAGATCGCAATCTTTGTGAAGACCTTCTTCGTGTACAGGATGTTTAGGAGTGTGTACTCTACTTGGGCTGGTATGACACACAATCGCACAATCATAATTGTTTACCCAATAAGGATCTGTGGCACTAACATTATGAAGTTGTTTTAGTATTTTGTATTCTCCTACACCTGCTTGGGCGACAATATTCACAGCATTATCCTCCGCTAGTTTGTGAACCCAGCCTTTACCAGTGGGCCACTCAGCCGCGAAACTATCACCTGCTACTAGAATTCTTTTAGCCATTTAAAATATTCCTTTGCAACCAGTTCGTGATATTGTTTGTTAAAATGTTCATTGTCTTCAAGATAGAATTCTTCTGCTTTGTGTCCTAATGTATTTAGATATTGTTCGACACTCTGACCTGCTCTTTTCAGTGTTTTCATTTTACCAAAATATTCAAAGTTATTGGGCCATGCTCCTCTAGTTCTAAAATTGAACACATACAACTTGGCGTTGTGATCTGCACATATATTGTCCCAAGCATAGATATTCAATAAAAATTCTCTTTTTTCTAAAGTAGTATTGCACTCATTCCACAATTTTACTTTCATATAAGAATCTTTTCTTAGGTCAGGCTTGATCAATCCTTTTTCAGGCGACAGTTCAAAGTCGGGCCTCTGTTGGTAATCATCCATTGTAGGTTTAGATAATAACTGAACTGTGTTTCCTGCTACTGCTTGATCAGAATATTTTTTAATCATGTCCGTTGATTCTTTATGTTCAATCATAAAATGATCAACAGGATCGGCTTCTTGTTTTAGATCAGGATCAAAACTTAAAAGCATTCTATTCAAAGGAGCCAAACAGATATACACTTCGTCTATATCAGGATGTTTTTCGAAAGATGTCTTTAGCCAATTTGTGTATAGACTGTTTACAGCACCTGGTTGTGCATATATCACTACAGGTTTATTGTGCAAATTAGAATATTGTTCACAATAATTGTTATCATTCCAAAATGAATAACTGCCAGGACCAACCTGACCTTCTTTTGTTTTATATCCAACTGTATGACTATCGCCTATAAAAAGTGTTTTACTCATTTTTTGTGTAGTCTCCCTTGCCAGGAATCACATGACGTACACCACCTTTTGGATTTTCACAGTCACCTTTTTTCCTAGGTATAAGATGAACGTGAGGATACATCACTGTTTGTCCTGCCGCTTCACCAACATTTATGCCAATGTTGTATCCATCAATGATGCCTTTGGCTACATTGTCATTGCCAATTTTAATTGCTAGTTCCACACATCTAATAATTCTTTCTTGCGTTGCTTCTTTAGGCACAATTAATGAATGTCCTTCTGTCACAGGATAACCATCGTTGTACCAAACCATATCTTTAAAATCATAAACAACATCTGTCCAAGGTGCTCTACCTTCTTTTTTTGCTGTTTCTAAATTATCTACTTTTAACATCTTACCATTCTTCCCATGGAAATACAATCCAACAAGGCACAACACTTTTGTCTATTTCATAACAATAGTAATTCAAGTCTTTAAAATTACTTGGCGTATTGTGTATTATAGAAGCAGTTCTAACTTTATCCTCGCCACCAAAGTTATTTTTAATGTAATTAAAAGTTTCACCTGTATCATTTATATCATCTATAATTAATATCTTTTTTTGAAATGCGTATGCTTTTTCTAGATTACGCAAATCAGGTTTTGCTGAATGATCTCGTAATCTTACGTCTAATGCTTCGTGAGGTTTATTCAACCTATGACTTAGATATATTCCGGGTATGCAACCACCTCTGTTTATACCCATGATCACATCTGGTTCCCAATTATCTTTAGCCATTTTATCTGCAATCTGCTCTAATGCATTTCTTATTTGAATCATTGTAAAATATTGTTTATTGTCCATTAGTAATTTTCCTCATCTGGATTTTTAGAAACATAATCATTATAACATATTCTCCACACGTTTCTAAATTTATCATATGCTATTCTTAAAGCAGGATATTCAGCACACAACTCATCTATTTTTTCTAAACTAGGCACACTATTTTCAAATGGTTTTCTTATATTGTAATCTTCGAAGGTAAAATTCTCCATACCTTTTCCAGCATCTTGTCTCATCATGTCATTGATATCCATAGTGTCTACTGTGCCAACAGGCACTCCTGCTGTCGTAATACCATCACTGTCATAACTTACCGTAAAGGATTCTGAAGCAGGTGCCCAGCCTCCTGTTGTGCTTGTTTCGTCTATGGAATAAGAGACATCTACTTTTTCATCTTTCTTACTCATTTACACATTTCCTCTTTGATATATCTTTTAAGTTCATGATCTCCAACATTTTTTGGAATTTCATTTTTATAAAATAATCTATAACTGTCTGAACCATACTTGCCTATGCCATAAAGGTCAGTTGCATCTTCACCGTCCCAACTTAAAAAGTCAACACTCATATTTCTTAATCTCTTAAGTCTTACTTTTAGCATACCTAAAGGCTTTAACATTTTTTCCTGTGTTGTTTTACGTCCTTTTATAAATGAAACAGCATCTGGATACTTTTTGAACAATTTAGGCAACACTGCTTTGACTTGTTTACGATTAGTTTGATTTAAACATATCACCCCAACCATATGTTGCCAAACATTGGATACCTGTTGTTGGACCATCAAGTCTTCCCGCATTAGTATAACTCTTCAATTTTATCACATATTTTAAGTTTGTATGCTTCTTTGGCATCTAACCAAACATCTTGTGGTGGCAATAAAACTTCTCTTATTTGTTTTTCATTCATGCCAATACATTTTTTATAGTGTTGTATCATTCTTTTTGTGCTGAGTTCAAATTCTTTTACTCTTGCATAAAGTTCATGTTCTTTACCAGCACTGCCCCAACTGTATTGATGAGATAGAATAGATGTGTTCGGAGTTAATATTCTTCTGCCTTTTGTTCCTGCTATGAATAATAAAAATCCACAACTTGCAATTAATCCTAATCCAACAGTTTTTATTGGAATACTACTTGCTTTCATTGTGTCTATCAGAGCAAATGCGGCGTGGACATCACCACCTGGTGAATTTATTATCAAAGTCAGTTGTGGAAGTCTATTATCTGATAGATTATGATTCATAATCCATTTTATACACTCTCTACAACTTTCCATTGTAATATCGTCCATTAATACATATACTCCGTTTGATGCCAGATTATTTGCTGGCGTCAGATCTGTTCTACCTTTTTTAGCCATTAGTTATTACTCCATATAGTTTATTTCCTGAGAAAAATTTATCTTTCAGTCTTTCTTTTTGTTTTAATATAGCAGGTACATACTTCACATAATTTTCCATGTAGTCTTCAATTTTACTCATTATGCTTTTTTTGTTTGCTTTATAACTTTCCATATCCTGTGTCCATTCACTAGGATATGCAAATTCTCTTAATGCCATTTCTTTATAACTTAATCTATTAGGTATCATAGGTATCACATTAAGTAGTACGCCTTCATACCAACTTATACCAAGAGTCTCTTGTAAGTTTGCACTAAAAATAAGTTTTGCTTCACCTAATAGGTTGTGATACTCGTTTTTGCTTAATTGCTTTTCTTGACACACAACAAATTCATATTGCGTCATTGTCTTTTTTAAATCTTCAAATATTTCTGGCTGTTTTTCTGGAGCCATTCTGTGTGGAAATAATATTAAATTTCTTTTAGGCATATTTTCATATAAACTTAAAGACCCTTCCATATACTCCATAGGCCAACCAACTCTACATACTTTGTTGCCTTTGGATGCATTCAATCCTACATATTGTTCTGCTTTTGTAAAAGTTTCACAGAATAAATCAATATGAAAATCTGTGGCATAAAAATTGTGATCAAATACATCGAACATTGCTTGTTCAGTGTTTCTGACCCAGTCAGCATTTCCAATTAATCTTCCTAAGAAATCTTGTGGATCATACGACCCGGCGTGCCACATACCACCTATTTTAATTTTTACCTTAAGTAATTCTGCCATGTATTTTAATTGAAGTACAGTTGGATTCCATGCATCTGTGTATAAAAAATAATCACCATCTTTTATTTTGCCTTCACAAAACAATTTTCCTATTTGTTCCATTTGATTGGATTTATAAACATTAGTTCCGCCAAAATTTAGGAAGGCACCTGGTGTTGTTGCTTGTGGTGTACTGCCACCACTTATAGTAATTACATTTTGATTAGTCGCACGTTTCATCTGTTTAGGAAGATTGTACTTCCATTCTTTTGTGTATCTTGTATCTACTGCTTCTAAATCAACTATGTATATTGTCATTTTTCTTCGTAATATCCTAACACTGCTAAACCAATAAAAAAGAATGAAGCGAACATAAACATATCGCTCACAAACTCATCTCCACCGTGTAAACCAGGCATTGGCATAAACCATGCGAAGCCTACAAGACAGATACCTCCTACTATTCCAAATAGCAACCACATAATTCTACTTTGTGTAGACTGTGTGACTGCCGTTTTCACCATCTTCACTAACATCTATTTCTATATCCCTGTCAGGATATCTTTTGTTTATTTCAGTGTATAAATCATCACTGATCATTTCGCAAGATTTATAATCTAATTGTAAAGTCTTTTCTGCATACAATTTTTCTAACCATCTTTTGAATTGAATAAACTCTATATCTCTATCATCGTGAAAAACTTCTATTCCCACTTTGAAATGAAAGATGTGTCTGTGAGGATAGCCTAAAAAAGAAACGTCATATTCATCACCAGTTGCAAGTTTTGGATCATCCAAAGCCGCTGGATATTTGTGGATTCCTTCTTTTCTAAATGTTACCCAAATGTTTGTTTTTTTATTCATATATTATTATAGCAATTTTAGTCTTCATTGTCAACGTCAATTACTGTGTCTCCTACATATTCAGACCAATCTGTATAGTGCATATGTTCAGTTATATCTTTTAAGTTTTTACTCCAAACACCTGTGTTTGAATGACCCCACGTCACATCATCTATTTTTAGTGTCGTGTTCTTATTCAGTTTATAAATGTTTGGTATTTTTGCACTAACCATCGGAATGAATCTTTCAAATTTCATAAGTCCTGTATCCGTAACTTTTTCAATATATTCTATACCAAAGTCTAATGTGACCCAGTATTTGTTTTCTAATAATTCTTGTATTACAATTTTAAATTTTTCATTACCATCATAACTTTGACTTGTACCAAAGTAGATATGTTTGCAATTATGATGATCAGCCAAGTCCATTATCTCTTTTGGATCTCTTGTGCCTACCACAAATAGTGTCCTAAATCCTTTTGCTATTGTGTTTTCTATTTCGTCACCAACGAAGTATATAACCTGTTTTCTTTTTGCTGTGTCTAAAGCCATTCTATGTATCCTCTGTTAAATCCTGGCATTCTATAATCACTTTCTTTAAAAGCATCTTGCCATTCTGTTTCTCTATCATATCCTTTACTCCAAAACTTATCAATATCTAAAGCACCTGTTTCAATCATTTTTACTGCCATCTCCATGCATCTTTTAAAGTTCTTTTGTCTTGGACTTGGAAATACAACTGTGACTGCATTCCAAAGAAGTTTTTCAAATCTTGTTGTAATACCATTTGATTTTTCTGCACCTAACACAATTAAACCTTGTTCTGTCACTATGTCTTGTGTAAACACTTCATCCCGTGTGTTTAAGTCTATCACAATGTCATACTTTGTATCTAAACTGTCTTTCAGTTTGTCACCCCAAAGTTCTTTATTGCTTTTGCCTAGCACATCAACTTCAAAGAAATAATGTGCATTAAGATATTGATATACTACCCATGCTAAAAAGCCACTGCCTATTATTGCTAGTTTGGCTCCTTTTACATTACGTTTTTCAAATTGTTCTTCTTCTTGCATTACAACATTCAAGCCACAAGCAACTGGTTCTATAATGTATTTAGGGTCGAGGCGTGGCACCTTAACAAAAGTTCCGTCATTTGCATTGTATTCATCTGCATATGCAGGTTCACCTCTTGTAGCAACATAGTCTCCAACTTCTACATCTTTGACGTCAGCACCTACTTCTAGTACTTCTCCTAGTCCTTCATGTCCTTGCATTTCAAGTGGCAAAGGACCAAAGTTACCATGCATCATTTCTATATCACTTCTGCACACACCAGTCATTTTACTTTTCACACGTATTTGATAAGGCTCTAAGTCAGGTATACTAATTTTACCTTCTTCGAACTTGCCTTTACCTTCAGTGTACAGTATCGATACTTCTTTCATTTATTAACTCCTGAATCCATAAATCATAATCTAGTTGTTTGTTCCAAAATACATCATCGTCTTTGTGTACTATTGATGATCTTATCATCTGTTCATACGCACTTTCAGGACACAATCCTAATTGAATTGATTCCAAATGCGATTCTCCATCTTTGTAAAAATGCATTGCAACGTCATCATGCATATTGCTTTTCCACATTGTTTTTAAAATAAATGTTTTTTCACCATTTGATAATGTAATTTCTGCTTCATCATCAACATCATACACACCATCTTTGTTTACTTCACCATACTCTGTTCCTACACAATCATTTAGAGACCAACGTTGATTTTTATCAAACTTTTCTACTTTGTAATCTTTATATTTTCCATTTGTCAATTGTACAAATAGACTTAACAAGTGTGGCAATAAGTCTTTGCTAACCCCACCCAACGCATATTTTTTATTTGTAAACCAAGTACCTGGACCAGGTATTCTGTTTTTATTAATCCAGTTTATTTGCACAAGGTCACTTGCATCAACAGATTTTTGCATTTCACTGATATTGTCTCTGAACATATTGTTCTTAGTCATCATAAATTTTGTAGGTTTATGTAAACTGTTCAACAATCTCCAATGATTTGTTGATTCAACTCCTGGCTTTTCCACAAAAACCATGTTGGCACATGGCGCCACCTTCTGTGCTGTCTTATAGTGCAAATGATTAGGCACACAGATATGAGCAGTGTCAAATGGTGAATGCGTTGCCAATGCTGTTGTAAGTTCTAAAAAGTCTGCTTGTTTGTTAGGATCATTGTCCACAGTAATTACTTCATGCCCCATCTTTAACAAGACATCTTTGTACAACTGTCCAAAACTTAATCCTACAACCAAACTTTTCATTATGCTCCAAGTGTCCTTTTCATTTGATCAATCTGTGTTTTTAAAAACAATTTTATTTTTTTAAATTTTACTAGAAGTTGTTTAGAGTCCCAAGTTCTATCGTATCCTCTTTCATCTTCCATTTCGTCTACTTTCTTTTTGTACCAATCGTACTCTTTTTGTAGTGCCTTTACTTTTTTACTTCTCATTTTTGCCATATTATACCTCCTCAAATAAGTTTTGAAATTGGGTACTAGCATTTACAGTTTTCTTGCCTGTTGCTCCTCTTGTACCTATAATTGACATCCAAAATCTCTGAAACTCTTCTATTACTGCATTTGCTTCGTCTCTACTGCTTGTTGCAAATATGGCAGTCACAATATCTTTAAAAGCAATTCTATCAAACTGTTCTTGTACAAGCATCTTAGGATTTACTCCTTTGTCATACATTTGATTTGCTTCTTGTACGGCTGTGATGTGCATCCAAACATTATGAGCCATTTGAAGTGTGTAACTGAAACTGTCCCAACTTGTTTTAGGATCATTACCCATTTTATTTAGGTCTCCTGGATTATAGCAAGTGATGTCTTTTAGCATCAATCTTGCACTCACAGGACTGTCTCTGAATGCAGGAAATATACCTTTTTCTAATACGGCATCTCTAAATGATTTTGTTTCTTTTGCAAAACCTTTGTCATCTGCACTTGCCATCATTCTGTAGACCCATTTGGCTTTGTCTTTGATTTCAATGTCTGTGTAAACTTGTCCATTTGCACTTGCTAAAAAAGGACTTGCACAATCAAATGTAATCATAAAGTTTTCATTGTGATATTTTCTAATTGCTCTTTGTACATCAGTCAACAATACTGCCCATTCTAATTTGCTTGTGCCTAAGAAGTGCATTACATCATGTTTACCTTTTTCAAGTAATCCATCAAATCTTAATGCAACTAAACGTTTCAGTGCCAAATGTATATCACACATATTTTGACCACCCATTGCCCAGCCATTAAAGTGTGTGCTTGGATACTTTTTAGGATCACAGTAATCTTTCATTTGTGAATACCAATCATCTGCCTGTTGAAAGTTTTCACCTTGTAGCACATTTAAAAATTTACAATTACCATTTCTATTTTTCATAAAATAATCATTGTTAATTTTTGTACCATCAACTGCTTCTTGATATGAATTAATATTACTTGCTTTTGCACCTTGTGGAGAACGTGACACCCAAGCAGGTATATCAAGTATCATACCATAATCCATGTTGTGATCCATGAACTCTAACACTTGCTCTCTTTTCTTTTTTGCCTTTGGACAATTTGGGTCTTTCCAATCGCCTTCCCAAACACCTTTACCTATCTGGAAACCACCTGAATCACCTAATAACCAATTATCATTTCTATCTCTATTTCTAATGATATCATCACGCACACTAAATTTCTTCATGTTTAAATCTGCGTGACCCGCCGAATATAAATGCCATTTGTAATAAAAATATGTGTCTTTGGATTTAATATAATTTAATCCTTCAACACCATGCTCAAAGTTTTGAGGTACTCTTTCTGGCTTAATATAATCTTCTTCGTGTCTTGCTTTACCCAAGTCTCGGGCAAAGAAACTGCTCATAGCAGGAAGAAACGTTGCATAGTCCTTCTGCTTGTCAGTTAGATTATCAGTTGGTATCTTTTTATCCATATACTACTTTGTTTGTGCAGGCAATATGTAATTGTATTCACCAATTCCACTGTCCACAGTAATCTGCATTGCTCCTTGATCAGAAATACTCATTTTAATTCTGCCATCAAGACTCAAAATGCTTATCACTTGTTGTATAGGCCAACTCCAAGAATTTTTAAGTTCTTTAGTTACATTGCCTTCAAACACAAATGATCCTGCGTGTGAGTTTGCATCACCAAAGTACAACACTAAATTATTATTTTCTGTTTTCACAGTAAACACAGTTTCTTCAACGTGTGCCGCCGCTTGTAGTTTTAGTCTAGCAATCGCCGCCACTCTTGGTTCAAACTCTATGTCCCAAGCAGTTCCTTTAAATTTAACTGATTTTAGTTTTTCATTGATGATTTCAGTGCTCATAAATCTGTAATCATTTTTAAAATCTTTGCCAGCATTTTCAAAATGTATGTGCGTTGGCACAGTTTTTCCATTTCTTTCTGCTGACTTGACTTCTATTTTTGCGTCCTTTTGATATTCAGGACATTTCAAGTGAAGTGCTAACTTGTCTAAGTTAGGCATTCCAAACACACCATCAAATTCATTTACTTTGTTGTTTGTGTTTCCTGCAAGTATCACTGATCTATCTTCAGCCATACTTTCTATTTTTGTTTGTTCTTCATTGCTAACTTTAACAAGGCTTAGAAATCCAAGCGAATGTGTATGTGCAACGATATCTTGTAAGATGTCTTTCATTATACGTTCTCCTTATCTACATTATATTTAGGTTTTGGCGAAAAGTCAATGACTAATTCTATCATCTTTTCTTAACTCCAAATTTTTTATATGCTTTTTGAACTGACTTTGCCTGGAAGTAACAATCAGCAAGTGCATTGTGTAAATCCATTTGGACATCTTTTCTAGGGTCTTTTGGTAACATATTGAACAGTGTTCGTGAATCACGTATCTGCCAATAGTTCCAAGGCACAGGTTGTCCTAATTGTGCATATAAATTTTGTAATATTGCGTAATCAAACAGAGGACCTTGACACCAAAGTTCATCTAGTCCAACGCAAAATTTGTTTAATTCTTTTATAAAATCTAATAAAGTGGTTCTGTCATCATCACCTAATGCTTCATCTCTTATCTTTGCATCTTGTTTGCTCCACCATTCTAAAGTATTATCATCTACATGACGATCTAGTTCACTCTGTTCGTCTACATTAAGTCGCACATACAATCCTGAGTGTGGCTCTGTATCTGTGTACGGATCAAATTTAATTGCCCCCACAGTCAATATTGTTGCATCAGGTCTGGTGCTCAATGTTTCTAAGTCTATCATTCCGTGTGTTGCCATCTATCCTCCAAAGTCAAATAGGTTGTTGAATGTGTTTTTACTTTCAGTTGACTTAATATCCCAACCAAGCACACCTAACAAGTTTCCAAGTTTGTTATCAATCAGTGTACTTTCCATAGCATCATTGTCAAATGGCAGTTCTTTAAACCAATTAGGTATGTGCATTTCATCTGTTGGATAAGCCACAGATGTAAAGTCTAATGGATTCTTTTTAAGTTTGCACACAATTACTTTCATACCGTCCATAATTTCCATCGAGTATTTGTCGCTGTGCATTCTTTTCAAGTTATTCCAATTGATACTTGCTCTCACGTGTCCTGGCATATTTGCTTTACCTTGACGTGCTTCTTTTTTAGCATACTCCTGAATGTTGTTTGCTCTACGTGGAGATCCTTTCTCCCATCCTGGTCTTTGTTTAAATTCATTTCTGAATTGACTTATTCTATCCAGTACTTCATCTTCAGTTTTCTTTGTTAGTACCATTAATAACAATTCATTCAAAAAGTCTTGTATAAACACAGGCGTATCTGACCTTTTAAGATCAAGACCCATTGCTTTAATCTTACCTGGAGCATCTCCTTCGTCCTGTCTGTAGCCTTCTAAATCATATATTAATGTAGCATATCTTTTCTTAGTAATAAACAATCCTGTTTCAGCAACAGATTCTCTCCCTGCCTGTATTACTTCTGCTCTTGATTTCAAGCAATGAAATGCTTGTCCCATAAACTTTTTAAAACTGTTATTCACTTCTTCACACACTTGATCATACAATTTCACAACACTTTCTTTAGTCCAAGGAATCTGTCCTGCTTGTATTTCTTTTTTCAATACGTCATATGCGGAGAAGTATGCGGAATCTGTATCACCATATATTATTGCTTTCCCAACATGGTTGTATTCACCTGTGATCACTTCATTAATTTTAGCCGCCATGTGTTTACTAATCTGTCTACCGGATAGTGTAGTTGATTGTCCAATACGTTTGTCAAAGAATCTACATCCTGGATTTAATATTGCACCATATAAACTGTTCAAATTAATTTTCTTAACAAGTTGTCTTTTATCCCAAAATTCTATTTCAGCGTCATTGTTTGCTTCTTTGGCTTTCTTTAACATACCTTGCATTTCTTTTCTTTCTTTATACCAACGTGCAAGTAATCCTGGTATCACTCCTTCAAACTCACTTGTAAAAATTGTACCATTGGCACTCATCATCATAGGGTTATTACTATCAAATACCATCTTGTAAATTTCAGCACCACTCATTACTTCTGATTTGCCATCTTCCCAATCAACATGAATTGAAATGTCTTTTCTTTGTTGCATTACTGCATCATATTCTAATGAACCAAAATGATTTTCCCAAGCACCAGCAAATGATTTCTTTTGTAAAGTCATTTGTTCTTCGATATATTCATCAGTATGACTAGGTCTTAATTGTCCCATAACACATTCGGGAGCCATGTTCAATGCTCTAATCACAGAAGGATAAAGTGAATTAATATCCATTGATCCTATCCAGTTGTGCAATCCTTTTCTTGGATATGCCACATAGGCACCAGCCGCCGCTGTACTTTCTCCTACATCTCTTTTAGGTCTATTTGGTACTTGTACACCTCTTCTGTGTGCTTCATTTATAATTGCTTGTTCAGTCACTGCAACTGCACCTAGTGTAGTCTGCAACAATACCGTGTTTGCGTGTGCAAGTTCATTTGTTAATGAAATAAATCTAAGTTTTCTATCTAGTTTGTCAATTAGTCTTGTATCCTGTCTGTTGTATTCTATAAATGTTCTAAAGTCTTGATTGTATAATTGATCTAGACTGCCTTCATACACAGTTTTCTTTTCACCTAGTTCGTGTTCACCAATAGCATCTAATCTATAACTGTGTCGTTCTTCATACGTGTATTTTCTATAAAGTTCTAAAGAATCTAAATGTACTCTGCCCACGAGATCATAAGTTTCTTGTTCACGACCAAATCTTTCAAACACTCTTTTCTTAGGCAGTTGTTTCCATAGGCAAAGTTTTCTTGTGTCATCTTTGCTCAATACTTTTTGAATTCTGTTTATTACATATGGAATATCATAGCCTTCAGAGTTCCAACCACTTAACACATCAGCATCTTGAATTATATCTAAAAATGCTTTTAGCATTTCACCTTCATCTTTGTAAAGATATAAATTGTCTATGCCTTTTGTAATTTCTTTTGCTTCTTCTATGCTCATTGTCTTTGGTGGCACAGCAAAAGTAACCAATGAGTCTAACCATTGCAAGGAAACTGATATTGCTGTAATAGGCATAAATGGATCACTTGGAGTACTAAATCCTTTTTCAGGATCAAAGTCAGCCTCAATATCAAAGAAGGCTATTTTTAAATCAGGTGAATTTGCGTTAAGATAATTTTCACTCAAACATTGAAATATAGGATTAATGTCTGATTCAAATAATTGTTTGTTTCTATTAATTGCTAATTCTTTGTGAAAGTCTTTTGTAGTTTTGGAAATTACTCTATTGAGTGTTTTTCCAGTTGTACTTTTATATTTTCCTCTTGGATCTTCATAGTAGAATGTGTATTTGATTGGATATTCTTTAAAAACTCTTTCGCCGTTTTGACGTTCAACAACTCTTATAATATCTGAACCTCTGTCAAAATAGCCGTCTATATAACTCATTTATTCTCCTAATGTCATTTGTGGCTGACACATACCAAATAATCACTTGTGGCTGATTGGGCCTAACGCAAATAATATAACATTATACCGCCTATTCCGGTAATTGTCAATACTGCATTTGTAGTTATCAGTGCAGGCTCTTTCCAAATCACTGAAACGATTAACCAAATTATTCCTCCCATTGCTAATAGCATTGGACCTATTGGATATAAATGTGGAAAACCTGCATTAACGAATGTACCTACAATCAATGTGAATGTAGCAATCCATTTTAAAATTTGATCAGTCTTTTTCATATCTATCAAATACTCTGTTGATTACATTGTTCACTCTTACGAAATGTGCCGCCTTAGGCATATCTTTTATTCGTCTTGCTCCTATGTAAGTGCAAGTGCTTCTTACTCCACCTAAAATTTGTTCAACAGTGTCTTTGACTGGGCCTTTATCATTCAATGTAACTGTCTTGCCTTCTACGCCTCTGTATCCGTCTTTTCTTTGTCCGTGTGTGTTAAGTGCTGTTTGTGATGCCATTCCATAAAAAACTCTTTTGCCGTCTTGTAATTCTAGTTCTGATTCGTCGTGTCCTGCTAACATACCTCCAAGCATTACAAAATGTGCACCACCACCTAATGCTTTAGAAACGTCTCCTGGTTGTGTACAACCACCATCTGCAATAATGTGTCCGCCAACTCCATTAGCGGCATCTGAACATTCCATTATTGCCGAAAATTGCGGAACACCTACTCCCGTCTGTGTCCTTGTGGTACACACACTACCTGGACCAATTCCAACTTTTACTATGTCTGCACCTTTTATAATTAATTCTTCCGTCATATTAGGTGTGACTACATTTCCAGCAATTATAATTTTGTCTGGATATTCTGTTCTAATTTTTGTAACAAAGTCTACAAATGATTCGTGATAAGCATTTGCAACGTCAATAGTGATACAAGGTATATCCGGAAATGCTGACATCACTTGTTTCAGTGTTTGATAATCATGTGCGTTCTCGTCCCAGATAGCACCCGTTCCAACACAGGCAGAAACATATTTAAATTTTAATCCTGTGCCTGCGGCTTGTTTCCAATCATCTAGATTATAATGCTTTCTAATTACCGTAAGCATTTTGTATTCTTGTAAAACTCTTGCCATTGAAAATGTGCCTACTCCATCCATGTTACTAGCCATTATAGGAACATATGATAATTCTTTTCCACTATTTCTAAATTTAAATTTTCTTAAGATATCAACATCACGTCTTGAACTTAAAGTTGATCTTTTAGGATGTAATAAAACGTCTGAGTAATCTAAATGTATGTTGTAATCAATTCTCACTAAAAAAATCCTTCACGTTTACTGCTCTATCATCAACCCAAACATCATACACAGGTTTTTTCATATTGATTGATGAATATTTTACTCCCCAATCATTAAGTTGTTTGTTAGTAAGTTCTGTCCAATCTATTCCAGAATTACCACCTCGTGCTGTCCAATAATGGATTTCATGCCCCTCATCGAACAGTTTATTCAACTTTGCAATACGTTTCATGTCGGGTTGACTCTGCTCGTAATTGCTGTTTTCATTATAACAAATTGTATTGTCTATGTCAACCATGTACTTCATTACCAGAACCTCATTGCTATACCA